AACCACAGCGGTTACTGTAGGCGTTGCGGCATGGCAAGGCTACAATCAATCTGTCCAGGAATCCATTCAGCACACGAAAGACTCCATAGAAGAGATAGAGGAACGTAATAAGTCTATTGATGACAATATTAGTAAAGCACAGGAATTACGGGATTCTCTTGATTCTGGTACTCTTACAGAGCAAGAAGCTTATAACGCGAAAAGTCAGTTACTTGATATTCAGAGTCAATTATCAGATTCTTATGGAGAACAGGCGGATGGAATCGATCTGGTAAATGGCAAGCTAGATGATCAGATCGAGAAGATGCAACAACTCAAAGTTGAAAATGCTAAAAGCTGGTTGAATGATTCAGATAATGAAAAGAATTACGAAAAAGCTAAAAAGAAAATGACCAAAGATGATTATGAGTCATTCTTTGGTAATACACCTACTTTAGCTATGCTCGGATCGGAACCACAGAAATCTGAATATACAAATTCTGATACCTATAAAGAGATGCTCAAACGTTACCGGAACAGTAAGTCTCAGATCGAAGAAATCCAGAAAGCGGCAGAAAAAGCTGGACTAAAACAGTACACAAGTACAAGCACAGGTCAGTTCCAGCTCGGTTTTGAAAATGAAACAGTAACAGGAGCAGACGAAAAATTAAACTCTTTCCTTGCTACTGTTAAAGAACTGAAACGGCAGTTTGAGGACGAGGGTAAGAATACTGATTACTTTGATAATATCATCAGTTCCGCGGAAGATGCAGAATCTTCTTATAAGGATATTTTGGATAAGCATCAAGAAGTATATCAAGAGTATCTGAAAAATTCCATGCTTGCAGAAGGTTACGGTAACAATAAACCAGCAACTGTATATCAGCAATATGCGGATGCAGTGGACAAATATAACGAAGCTTTGCAAAGTGGAGATACTTCTAAAGTTGAAGAAGCAAAGACTGCATTAGATGGAGTAAAAGCATCCGTAGATAATATTGTCAGTAGAGATTCCGGAAAAAAATACAAGGAACTGTTTGATGAGATTGCAGATGGTATTGACACAGCATCCGAAAAGACTTATGAGTTCAAAGAACGCTTATCCGGCAGAGGTGCAGATAAATTAAACAATATTGTGCTTTCAAAGCTAAAAGAGCTGAAGAACTACACTGATATTGACCTCAAGAGTATCAATCTTGATACAAGTGATGTTGTTGCTGGTAAAGATGCTCTACGCATGGCAGTAAACGAAGCAATGGATCTTGACATTGTTTCCGATGATTCTGCTGAAAGTGTGGCAAAAGTTGTTGATCTTCTTACAGATATGGGCATGACCGCGACCGTATCCATGAATCAAGTGGATGATTCCTTCTCAGAAGTTAATACTACCATTCAGCAAGCGCAAGCAAATCTGGAAACACTCAAGACGATTATGTCCGAATCTGTTTCGGGAGCAGGAATTTCTGCTGATAATGTCAAAGCATTTAAAGAGATGTTCGGAGATGATGCAGAACGTGCTCTGGAGAAAACGGCAGACGGATATCATATCAACCGTGAAGAACTTGCAAAACTACAGGCACAACAATCACAGATGAACAAAGCGGATTATCTTTCCGGTTTGGCAGATCAACAGGAAGCTTTGAGACAAATCGAGGAGCAGATCGCCGATGCAATGGTAAAAGGTCAAGATGTCAGCGGCTTACAGGCACAGCGCGAAGGTATTTTGGATAATATTTCCTCTCTGGAAGATCTAGCATATCAGTATCAAACTGCTACTTCTGCTTATCAACAATGGCAGGATGCTATGTCCGGTGGCGAAGAAGGTAATATGTATGATTCCATCCAGGGTAATATGGAATCCATTAAAGATCTATATGATAAGGGACTTGTAGGAGAAAACAAATTCCGCGAGTTTGTTGACCTTATGTCCAATAAGGATCTGACCAATGCCAGTGTAGATGAAATTGTGACTGCCTATGAAGAATCCTATCCGAAGATGGAGCGTTACTTCACAGAAGGACAGGAAGGATGTCAAGCATTCTTACAAGATATCTCTAACCTTAATTCTGAATGGGCGCACATGAACGAAGATGGCTCATGGGATATTAACTTTGGTGTCGGAAACGATCAAGAGATTGCGGATGCACTTGGAATTGATGTGGAAGCTGTACAATCAGTACTAAGAAAACTGCATGATTTTGGCTTTGACATCGACCTCGATCAGCCGGTTAAATCTCTGGAACAACTAAAGACAGAAGCTCAATCAGCCAAAGAAGCTCTTGATGGAATGGGTGAAACTTCTCTTGATAGTATCAATTTGGACACAGATTCATTCGGTGAAATCACAGATGATATTGACAAGGTTAAGGAATATATTCAGCAAGTCAATGACGCTGATCTGGAACCAGAAGTTCGAACAGAACGATTAGAGCAAGCCAATAATATTCTTGATTATCTCGTTCAGAAACAGTATGAAGCTGGACAAAATAACATTGTAATTGATGCGGATGCAAGTTCTGTCGACCAAAAGATCTCTGATCTGAAGAGTCAGTTGGAGCAATTCAGAAACGAAGACGGTACGATTCCTGTTAATGCTGACACACAGGATGCTGTCAACAGTTTACAATCCCTGTACGCTACGAAGCAAAATCTTGAAAATACACCAGCTATTCTACAGGTTGATACTTCGCAGATTGACGGAGAACTGGGCAATGCGATCGGAAAATTACAGGAATATCAGAATGCTGTAGAGATTCTGAACGCACAGAATACGATGAAAACACAGGGCATCGACATTGATACCACAGATGCACAGCAGAAAGTACAACAGTTGGCAGGACAGCTACAGAATCTGGATGCTGATACGACAGCGAAATTAGGTCTTGATGATACTGACTTTCAGTCGAAACTTTCTAATATTGCTACTCATCCGATTGATGTAGGAATAGGAGTCAATCTCGATCCGAATGCACTTGCTGATGTGTCCGCAAAGATTTCTGGAATTACGCCGGAATTACTCGTGAAAGCTGGTGTGAACGAAGAAGCGATTGTAAATTATACGCCGAAAGATAAGGACGCTACTGTCAAATACAAAGTTGATCATAGTGCGATTGACAGTTATGATCCGAAAGACAAAAATGCTACGGTTACTTACAGTGTGGTTGTTTCCGGACTTGAAAATCTACCAGGTAATAAAACAAGAAGTCTGACTTACAATATTAAGACAAATGGTACTGTTCCAAGAGTAAATGGTACGGCACACGCTATAGGAACTGCTCATGCGGCAGGTACTGCAAGCCGTAATTGGGGGCTTGCTCACAATGAACCACATGCGCTTGTAAATGAATTGAAACCAGAAGCAATCGTTCGGGATGGTAAGGCGTTTATCTTGAATGGCGGAGATCCTACTTTTGCAAATCTGAAGAAAGATGATGTTGTATTCAACGGTGATCAGACGGAGCAGTTGCTTGAACATGGTTATGTTACCGGCTCTCATGCACAACTTGCAGGTGGTGGTTATTCTTTAGGTAGTGCGTTCTCTGGCGGATCGGGAAGATTTAATGTTGGAAGTTCTGGAACAAAAGCTGATTCTTCCACATGGGAAGACAAAAAGAAACAGAATAATACCAGCCATAACTCATCTTCTGGTGGCAGTAGTCGTAGAAACAGTGGAACATCTTCCGGTGGTTCAACTCGATCATCTTCCGGTGGAAATTCTGGTGGCTCTTCATCCTCTTCTGATGCAAAGTCAACAACAGAAGAAGTAGTTGATTTTATCAAAATTATGCTCTCCCGTCTGTCCCGTATGACAGAGCTTGCAACTAATGCAATCGAACGTGCAGTAGGTCTTGCAAATAAACAAGCAGCCGCGGCAGATGCAATCGGTAAAGCAACGAATGAAATGGTTCATAACCAACGTGCAGCAGATGCTTATCTGGCAAAAGCTAATAGCATTAGTTTGTCTGATGCTTATAAGAACCAGATCATGAATGGTAGTATTAATATAGATACCATCATAGATGAAGATCTGAAAAAGAAAATTAGTGACTTCCAAAGCTATTATGAATCTTACTTATCTGCAAGAGACAATGCGTTAAAGCTCGAAGATAAAATTACCGAACTCGCTGAAAAACGTCTGGAAATTATTGAAAAAGAATATGATGCGATCGTAGACATCAATGATGCGATAAAAACCGTCGCCGATTCCAAAATGTCTCTCAACGATGCTCTAGGCGTAGCCATCGACAATCCAGACAATTATGCTAATCTGAATAATTCAATCAAAGCACAGGAAGATACTTACAATCAGCTTACCAAAAAGCTTTCCGATTATCAGAAAGAGATGGAGTCTCAACTTTCCAGCGGCTTGATGCAAAAGGGTTCTGATTCCTATAATTCTGCGCTAAAAAATATTCAAGATTTTACAGCTAAGATTTATGAAGCGGCAACCAGTGCGATCGAACTGAAAAATAAGCTGGATCAGATCAAGATTGATGTCATCCAGTATAAGATTGATGAGTTTCAGAGAAATTCTGACAGAATCGATGCTTATACTTCTCTCAGGGATGCGCAGAATGAAACGGTTTCTGAATCCATGTATCAGAATCGGATTGATAATAACAATGGAATCATCGAACAGAAGCAGAAACAGAGAGAAATTTATCTGAAGAACCAGTCGTATTTTGATGTAAACTCTAAGGAATATCAGAGCTATGCCGATAAGATCAAAGAGCTTGACACAGACACGATCAATCTGATGAAGGATAACGAAGATCTAAAGGACAGCATTTTTGAATTAAGATTTAAGAATCTTGACGATGCTATCCAGAAGTACAGTGACCTTGAAGATGAGCTGAAAAGTTTCCGTGACCTTCTGAATGATGATGCATTCCTTGATAAGCAAGGACGTATCACGGAAGAGGGATTGGCACAAGTTGCTCTCTTACAACAGAGTATTGGTACGGCAAAACAAAAAATTGCAGATTATACCACGGGTCTGCAAAAACTAAAAGAGTCTTATGACAATGGGGTTATTTCCTTAACGGAATATAATGACAAGTCAAAAGATTACCGTGAAGGTATTCAAGATTCGATTGCAGATGTGAAATCATATCAGGACAGTCTGGTTGATCTGTATAAGAATGCTATGAGTACAGAGGTTGATTATCTTGATAAAATAATTAGCAAGAGAAAAGAAGCCCTGACACAGCAGAAGGATATGTACGACTATTCTAAGAAGATTAATTCTCAGAATAACAACATAAATAGCCTTAAAGCCCAAATCATGGCTTTAGAATCGGTGAATATTTGCCGAATTTGTTTAAATGCTGGAATATCCTTAGAGCTATATATGCTACAACGGATGCATGAAATAAAGCAAAACGTGAATGCGTGAAAAATATATAGATTGGACAATCAGCAGCGAAACTCCGAATAGGAGAACGTTCAACGACTAGGTGGGATGAGTGTACCACCGTAGGGTTGCAAGCGATTGGCAACTCGAAAAATACAAACTGTTTATTAAATATAATTTTTTATGGATTTAATCACGTTGAAAGATACGTGATTTTTTGTTGTGCAATTTTATAAGAAGAGAATAAAAGATTGGAGGTGAAATATGCTAGTAGAAAATCAAAAAGTAAAAACAACATGGACTGGCGCGAATAAGAATTATTATTCACAGCATGGATATACATTTACTAAATGTGGAGATATATTAGAAGTAGATCCCGATGATTTACCAAGAACATCGATGGTTAAAGTAGATGTAACATGTGACGATTGTGGAGAGCCTTTCAATGTGCCATATATGAATTATAGAAAATCTATTGGTAAATACAATAAATATTTATGTAGAACGTGCTCTGTTAGATACGGAAAAGATCAGGAAAGAATTAGGAATATATCTGAAAGATATAATTTATATATTGAATGGTGTAATAAATATGGATATAAACCATTATCGCAGCTTGAAGATTGTCAAGGATATAACTCTTTAGTATATTATGAATGTCTACGTCATGGAAAGCAAAATATCCATTGTCAATATATCGATGTAGATAAAATGAGCCATTGCTGTTCATCAAGAGAGAATAATCTGATATCAACCTCAGAAGTTGCAGATATTATAAATGCTAACGGAAGCAAATTGCTAAATCCAGAAGACTATATAGGATGTTTTACAAAGAACTTAAAAATTGATTGTGCGATGTGCCATCAGGTATATACAACGAGTTTATCTTTATATAAAGCAACTACAGGATTTTGTCCTAATTGTGGTCAAAAATTAGCCAGAATATCGCTAAAATTTTCTATCGCCAAAGATAAATACCGAAGATACTGCGAGAAATGCAATGCTTTAAATTATAGCAAAACATTATCAGAGTCGGATTTTGAAAATATACAAGCATCTGATAAAATTTCATTCAATTGCCACAAACATGGTTATATAGAGCAGTCTTCTACGCATTTTTTAAATGGAGAAAGTATTTGTTATAAATGTGCTATAGAGTCGAGAGCAGAACAAGCCAGATTAGATCGTGATGATGTAGCTGCTATTATTGCTTCTAAAAATAATAATGTATTACTTAATCCAGAAGAATACATTAAAAATGATATACGTAATCTGAGCATATTGTGCGGTAGTTGCAAACGTTCTTTTGTAACAAGTTTATTAGCATATAATAACAATCTCGACGGAAAATGTCCAGATTGTAGTGAAAGAAGTTATGGTGAATACGTTATATCTCTTATATTAGATATGTATGGTATAAAATACAATCGTCAGGAAACTTTTAACAAGACATGTTGTGATAAAAGGCCATTACCGTTTGATTTTTATTTGCCAGATTACAATCTATGTATTGAATACGATGGTGAAGGACATTATATGCCTTGCTTTGGGGATGACAAATTCTTAAGTACTATTTTGCACGATGCCATGAAAAATTGGTACTGCAGATGGAATAATATCAATCTCCTACGCATTCCTTATTGGGAGTTTAACAATCTTGAATCAATTCTTGTGAAACAACTTAATTTAAATCCAATGAATAAGAAAAATAAATCCATAAAAATTTTATCAAGAAAACAAGCGGATAATAAACAGAAGATATAGTCTCATCTCATGTGAGAACATGAGGAGCGAAAAAATAACTGCAAAAAAATATAGACTATTTGAATATTAAAAAGAATTATATAGATTTCTGCAAAGAAATTGTGTATAATAAGTATAAATCTGGTGTGATGCGGCGAAATGCGACCGCTATACGATAACTGATGAAGTGTATGCCGAGCTAGGAAATGGTATGCATGGAGGTTTATAAAGGTAAGAGATTTACCATAGCCTAGCTAGGTTGATGACCGAAAGAAAATCTCACATTGGATAAGAAGGTTGGCACCAGCAATTTTCTTATTTCCAAAACAGGCAACTTGAGTGTCTGTTATCACATAGTATATATTGCTCGGTCAGACGAGTGATATATATTGACGCTATGGGGTTTGATGTTCGTCCACATTCTGACTAGGAGTGATCCAAAAGAAAACATCAATTATATGGGACATGGTTCAGGAGTGTCCGGCACAAAATAACCTGAAAATATTGCGAGGGGTTTCTCGATGTCACCTGGCTAATAAAAAATCGAAAAATTCTATGAACTTTAAAAAATAATGTGCTATAATATAGTAAAGCACAAGACTTAATAGCACAGAAAGGAGTTATATTATGGCTAACGAATATAAAAGATTAGATTTCACTAAATTGGCTGGAAGAAAGCGGAAAACTGTGGATTTAAAAGAAGCGTTAAAAGACGTAACTCCGATCGAATGGTCAAAAGAAGTCAGAAACGGTTCAAAAAAAATTACAGTAACAAGGATGAATTAATATGTGTAAAATCGGAGACATTATTCTTGTAGATCAATACAAGGATGGCGACAAAACAATTGGTAAACATTCGTTTGTTGTAATCGAAGATACTCCTGGTGAAATAAAAGGGTATTCTTATGATTTTATATGTAATGTTTTATCATCGTTTAAAAATGAGGAACAAAAGAAAAGAAAATTATCTTATCCGGGCAATTTTCCAGTCTCTCATAATGATACTATTACAAATCCTCATAATAACAAAGATGGGTACATAAAAACCGATCAATTATATTATTTTAATAAAAGTAAAATTTCCTAC